GCTGACGGTGGTAAGCAAATCGGCGGCCTTCAGCTGCTTGTTGCGAAATCGCCGGGAAGCGGGACGGTGGGTGGCATTGATCGCGCAACTTGGTCTTTCTGGCAGAACCAGGCTACCGTTTCCGGTACAGCCGCGACTGCTGCGAATATCCAAGAGCGTATGAATGCCATGGCCACGTCACTTGTTCGTGGCACGGAGCGTCCTGACCTGATTATTGCTGATGGTAACTACTATGGTTTCTATCTCGCAAGCCTTCAGGCTATTCAACGTATCACTGATCCAGAACTGGCTGGCTCCGGCTTTACTTCTCTGAAGTATTACGGACATGGCGGCTCTGCTGACGTGGTTCTGGATGGCGGTATCGGTGGGGCTTGCCCGACTAATACGATGTACTTCCTGAATACGGATTACATTCACTTCCGTCCTCACAAAGACCGTAACATGGTTCCAATCGGTGATGAGCGTTATGCTGTCAACCAAGATGCCATGGTTAAGTTGATCGGCTTTGCTGGGAACATGACACTTTCGAATGGTTCGCTGCAAGGCGTTCTGTCGCAATCGTAAGGAGAAATAAACTATGGTTCATTCAGTAAACCCTGTCCTTGGCGCAAATCTGGGTGCGGTTCTAAAGGTAGCGGATGTTGATTCCGCTACCAATGTTGACGGCGTTCCGCCTGATAACCAACTTGGTATGCAAACTTTCGGCAGTGATGGCCGACTGTATGTTTATGCAAAAGTTGGGTCTGGCGGTATTGCCGCAAACCAGACTGACGTTACGGTAAACGCAACGACTTTCTTGGCAACAGATGGTAGTGGGTCATACATTGGCCCAACAGTCGCCACTGTTGAAGGCGATTATGCTTGGTTTGCGAAAGCAAGCGTTTAATCAATTGGAAGGGCGGGAGACTGCCCTTCCTTAACTTTTAGGAGAATAAAAATGGCAAATGCTCGTGACTTAATGGGGACAGGTGTTCCTGCTGGTACAGCCAACGCAATTGCAAATAGTATCGGTACAGGCGAAGGACTCAGTGGTACTTTTACTGCCACAGGCGCATCGGCTGTAACTGTAGATAATGCAAACTTGCAAGCCGGTGACTTGATTATTTTCACACTCGGCACGGTAGGCGGCACGGTAGGTGCATATCCAAGCGTTAAAACCAGAACTTATGGAACGGGTTTTACTGTCGCTTGTACGGCTTCTGACACTTCAATTTATTACTATCGTATTTTGAAGGCATAACGAATGTCCTCGCGGACACCCTTCGGGGGAAGGGGGTAAGGGCGATACGTTGCCCTTACCATCCCCCAATTTTCTTAAATCCCCCGAATTAGGAGCATAATAATGTTTGAGGCACCACAGATTATTCAACAAGGTAACAACTACCGCGTACAGCATGGAACGGATGCTGGTCTTTTTGTTCAGTTTTATTTTGAAGCCATTAAAGACGAAGAAGAGAGTATTAAAGCGGGTCGTCCTATTTTTAACGACCGCGAATATATCAAGATTATTCCGGTAGGCGATAAAAACACGGTTGTTTGTGAGCCTGTCACGGAAGAGCATAAAATGCGCTGGCCTGCACAATACGCCGGTTTTAAAAACCAGCAGCATCAGCCGCAAGAGGGAACGCCCATTGACCAATGGCCGCCTTTGACAAAATCACAAGTGCTTATGTTTAAGGCCGCTAATGTTCATACGGTAGAGCAATTGGCTAATGTGTCTGATGGTAACTTGGGCAATCTAGGCATGGGCGCACGCGACCTCCGTGAAAAAGCCATTGCTTATTTAAAAAACGCGGAAGGATCAGCCCCGACTTTGGCGCTTCAGCAGCAACTAAATGATGCAATTAAACAAATTGAAGCTTTAAAAAATCAGCTTTCTGGTTTTGAAGAGCAAGGCGCAGTTGAGCGCAAAAAACCCGGCAGACCTAGAAAAGAGGTAGGTAATGGCGAGAACGCTTCTTGAGCTTGTACAGCAAGCTTGCGGTGAAATAGGCATTGCCCAGCCTACATCGCTGTTCGGTAATCAGAACGATACCGAGCAGCAACTAATCACACTGGCTAATCGTGAGGCGAAGGAGTTTTCCAGCGTTGCCAATAAAAACGGCGGCTGGCAAGACTTGCACAAGGAATACACCTTCGATACTGCTTTTATCTCTACAACCGGAACCATTACAGCAGGAAGCGCTGTTGTAACCGGGATACCTGATACTAGCGGACTTGTCGCCCAGACGTGGGGTATGGCTTCCGCCCCGTTTCAGGCAGGCACACGAATCCTGTCTATTGATAGCGCAACGCAAGTCACGCTGAGCAATCCAGCCGTTGAAAGCGGCACAGGAATTGAGCTTATTTTTGGTCAGATTGCCTACGATCTTCCGAGTGATTTTGAGTATTTTGTGCAAAAAACATTCTGGGATAATCGCTACCGCTGGGCGCTGATCGGTCCAATTACCGCTCAAGAAAAGCAAATCCTGCGTTATGGTGTGATTGCTTCTGGCCCACGGAATAAGTTTTACATTCGCATTAATAAAATGTGGCTTGATCCCGTACCGGCGGAAGAGTTTATGATTGCCTATGATTATTACTCGAACGCTCCGATTGCGGCGAATGCAGGCGGCTACAGTAAGACGTGGACAAGCGACTTAGACACGTATTTGCTTGATGAAGATTGTTTTATTCAGGGTCTTAAGTGGCGGTTTCTGCGCGCTAAAGGGCTGGATTATGGCGAGGAATATGCCTCTTATGAGGGTGATGTGCAGCGCACAATAGGGCGCGATGGCGGAAGCCGGGATCTGTCGTTAAATAGCAACGGATATGCACCGTATTTCCTTGATAGTGCAAATATTCCTGATGGTAATTTCCCGGGGAGGGATTAATGTTTGCCGCCAGCCTTACACAGAAAAGACGGGTATCAAAACAAACGTCGATTCCAGCGCCCACGGCTGGTTTAAACGCTAAAGACCCTCTGGCTAACATGCGCCCGGATGAAGCGGTTATCATGGATAACTACTTCCCTATGCCATCGAGCGTTAAAACCCGCAACGGGAGCGTGGCGCACGCTACTGACATTTCGGGGGTCGTAGAGACTATCTGCGTTTATAATAACGGGGTTGTGGCTGAATTATTCGCTATTGCCAATGGTGCCATATATGACGCTACAACGTCCGGCGCGGTAGGCACTGCCGCTGTAACAGGTTTATCTAATTCACGCTTTCAATATATCAATTTCGGAACTGCTGGCGGTTATTATCTTCTTCTGGTTAATGGTGAAGATAAAATGCAAGTCTATACCGGGGCCGCTTGGTATGAAGATGGCACGACGACGACCGTTACCGGGTTTGATACAGCCACAGCAATTCACATAAACAACTTCAAAAACCGCGTCTGGTTTATCGAGCGCGAATCCATGAACGCATGGTATTTGCCCGTGTCTTCTATTGGTGGCGCGGCCGCTAATATTGACTTGTCAGGTATCTTTAAAATGGGTGGTTATCTTATGGCAATGGGGAACTGGACCATTGACAATGCCGCCGGGGTTGATGACTACGCCTGTTTTATTACTTCTGAAGGTGAAGTTGCCTTATATCGGGGGACTGACCCATCCAGCGCAGCGACATGGGCGCTTGTAGGTACGTTCCGCATGGGCAGGCCGTTAGGTCGCCGCTGCATGTGTAAGGCTGGCGCAGACGTTTTGGTTATTACGTCCGATGGCGCTTTTCCTATGTCTAAGGCGCTTTTGACGGATCGGTCGCAGACCAACCTTGCGGCTACAGATAAGATATCAACGCTCATTAATGCCGACACTAAGGCATATTTCAATAATTTCGGATGGCAGCCCATTATCTATCCCGAAGGTAACAAGCTGTTTATCAACGTGCCACAGATTGAAAATGTTACGTCAATTCAGTATGTTATGAATACACAGCATGGCGCATGGTGCCGTTTTACCAAGTGGAATGCGGCTTGCTTTGAGATCATGGAGAACGCCTTGTTTTATGGCACTGATGGAATGGTTGTTCAGTGCGATGTTGGCACAAGCGATCAGGAAGAAGAAATTGAGGGGTATGTCCAGCAGGCTTTTAATTATTATGGTGCCAAAGGTATGCAGAAAATCTTCCGCATGGCGCGGCCTATATTTCAATCGGAAGCCTATATTTTCCCGACTGTTCGTATGAATGTCGATTTCGACGTAACGCGCCGCCTAGCTTTGCAAAGTGAAGTCGCCGGGGCAGGTGCTGAATGGGATATATCCGAATGGGATACGGCAGAATGGGTCATTGGCGATGTTGTTTCAAGGGATTGGCAGGCCATAACTGGTATTGGTATGGCGGGTGGACTTAATATCTCAACCAGCTTGTCGGGTATTGAGTGCCAAT